TTGATTATAATCGTCTAAATATTCTGTAAATATTTCTTTTTGTGCTTGATTAGCAATTTTATTGAATTCAGTGGGCAGGATTGCACCTCTTTTTTCTTGTTCTAAAACTACGAGAACAGTTTTCTATACTGAATTAATATTTATAGCCATATTTTTATTTTAATAAAGAGCGGCAACATAACGCTACCGCTCTATATTAGTATTACGCGTTATGCAAACTTTTTTTCTATTGATTTATAAACTTCTACGCCTTCATCTGTTTGCAAGAAGGCAGCAAAAGCTGAATATGGGTTTTCATCAAACGGCACTGTCATAAGTTTTTTATCATTTGATGCCCACGAAAAGACTCTTTGGTCTTGCGAAAGTTTAATGATGTTTGCTTCTTTTGCTTTAATTGCAAAATTACGAAGCTGAACATTTTCATCATTTGCGAGCTCTAGGAATAGCATAGGATTTCTTTTAGCAAACAAAAGTAAATCTCTTTTTAATTCTTTTGAACTCATTTTTGATACTGAACTTCCTAATTCAACGCGTACTATAGCTTCAGCCATATCGACATCCATTGTCATTGCAGCATTAAGAGCTTCTAGTTCTATTTCAATACTTTCAAGCTGATCTTTTGCTTCAACAATAGAATCATGCTCTGTATATCTTTTATTTAAGAATGGGTGATATAAAGAAAGAAGCTTTTGTAATGCTTGTTTTTCTTTAGGCACAAATAAATGTCCATTTTTAAACATAATATGCCCTAATGTAACTTCACCTTTTTGCTCATCTACAAACGGTGAATTTTGATTAGTAGCATACCTAAGCTCTCTTTGTTCTTGTTTTTCCGGGTCAAACCAAAGCATTTGTCTATGCCTTGAGTGTTTTGCCGGCACTGCGTATGTTAATGGAGACGAACCTACTAAATAGTAGTGTCTATCTTTAATTTCCCATTGTGGTTCTTTTGGCTCTTTTTTTACAGTTTTAGCCTTAACTATTTCCTGAGGCGCAACCTCAATTGTTTCTTCTGCTGTAGCTTTTTTTGCCATGATATAATATAATAAAAGTTTTAATAAAAATAAAAACTACCCCCGTAATTAAACGAGGGTAATTTTTAAAGGATATTGCTTATTTCTTCAACAATACGAAGTTGTTAGCACCTTGAACACACAAACATCTTTCTGACAAGAAGTGTACGTTCATTGCGTCTTCGCTTGAAGTAAATGCTCCACCTACTGAACCTGTAATCCAAGTTTTAAGTCTTCGATCATCAGCTTCAGAAGCACGGTAACGTACGTGAAGGAATGGTCGTCGAATATTAGTACCAAGGATTTGGTCATATACAGTAGAAGTACCAGCTGGAATAAGAACACCATCAATTGAGTCTTCACCTGTTCCGTCTGTTGCGAAGGACGAGTCGAATCCACGAGTTGAAGCGTCGTTTAAGTATTTCCAGTCAGTCTTATAGAAATCATAAGAACCTCTGCGGAAGCCAGTGAATCCAAGATTCAAAGCCATTTCTTCAGAGTTCTCAAATAGTCCATAAGCTGTACCTCCATTTCCACCAGCAGAAAGGCCTGCAAGCATATCGTCAAAAGCTAGATTAGTAGTACGATCCAAGAAAAGCATGTTTTCTTCAATAGCGCCTTGTCCGTCTAGGTTTTTAAGGATTTCATCAAAAGAATCTAAATCTGCTGGGAAAGCTGAATATACGTTTCCACGCTCAGTAATTGCAGAGAAAAGACCTTGTGTACCTTTAACATCTTGCGAGTTTGCAGAGATACCAGCTAGTGTGCCATCAGCTTTTTCAGCTTCAACCATAGTCATTTCTAAGTAATCTTGATAACGTAGTCTTGTTTCAGACTCAGCCTTTAGGTACCATAGATATCCAGAAGTTCCATCTTCAGTAGCAACTTCAACCCATCCAATCTGAGCAGTGTCAGAACCATTAATACCGTAGTGGTCTTTAATGATAATTGGTGAGTTATTAAATTGAGTAAACTCAGGATCTACTGAACCTTCCATTCCAGAAGTTCCTTTTCCAAATTCAGAACCAAATACAAATACTTTTAAAGCATCTGCAGATACGAGAGCAGCTGACCATGTTGCTGACCCAAATGGGTGAGCTTCAACGGTAGTTCCTGTAACAGCGCTTACAAAAGCTTTTTGCTCAGTGCCTGTGTCAGGATCAAGAACAACGATCAATGCATTCTTACGAATCGCATGATGTTTTCCAGCACCTCCAACGATACTAGATCCTCCAGCGGCGTTGTCTCCAACAGTTACAGTAGCGTCATCAGCGGCTGCAATTGTACATGCGTTATAAGAAATATGCAAGCGATTTTGCTCACTCCAAATGACTTGATCAGAAGTCATTGGCATCTCAGCGCCTACCATTTGAAGAAATCCAGAAAGCGTACGGTTTCCGTATCGCTCTACTTCAGCTTCATAAATTTCAGGTAGATATTGTTGAGAAAAGTCATTACCAGCACCACTTGTAAAATCAAGATAGTTTGAAGTGCCGGTTTGTTTTGCGGCCGTTGGGATCAACGAGCCATACAAAGGTGATAATGCCATTTTGTTTTAATTTTAAGTTTTAACGTTTTGTTTTAATTTTAAGTCTTGAAGAATCCGCACCACTAACAGATTTGACTTTTAATCCATTTATAAACACATTACCGCTTTGACTGCCACGAGGCTCATCGCTAATATTTTTTGATTTATTAGTGAGATTTCGTATTGCGTCAGCTTTTCCTTGCTCATAAAAATGATTTATAACTTTGTCAGGATTGTTAGCTACATATAAAGCTTTATGATAATCAGTCATGTTTGATATTCTACCCTCTTTATTTAAGAACTTCTTAATAAAGTTTCCCATATCAGACTGAAATTCAGCCACAGATGAACTATCTTTTACGCCGTACCTAAACTTTTTTTCACCTAAATTAAAATCAAAACCTTTGAATTCGTCGGTGAAATAGTTTTTTGTTCGACTTTGAAAGTCTTCTGTGCGTTCCTTTATAACTTGCTGCTCTTCATTATATCGATTGAAAAAGTCAACTGCATTTTGTTGTTCCTGAGTTACGCCGGGTCTCAACTTGATTTCGTCGTAATATTTATCTTTCAGTCCCTCTAAAAAACCTTTGGCTTTTGCAACTTCTTCTTTATACGCAATTTTTTTCTTACGTATATCTTTTTCATCATCTATTTCTTCGTCCCACGTAAAATCTTCTAAAAGAATACCCACGTCTTCAGAATCTAGATGAGGTTTGCTTTGGAGGTAATATTCCCGCAAAAGTGTATTGTTATCTATATTAGAATAATCCGCATTTAATCTTACGTAATCTTCTAACGTTCCACCAGTCTCACTCATAAAGTCTACAACCTTTTGAATGTTTTCTGGTAATGGTTCTGCAGTATCTTGTGATTGCTGCACTGCATCCTCAACTTGCTCTTGCAAGGTTTCAGTTTGCTCTTGAACCTCTTCTTCTGTTACTTCTTGTATTACAGGTGCATCTTCTACCGTTTCTTCGGACTGCCGTATTTCTTCAACCACTTCTTCGCTACTTTGCGAGTCTCTGGATTCTTCGACAGGAGCATTGCTCTCATCTGCTGTACTGACTTGAACGGCATCTTCTTGTTCTGTTTTTTCGGTAAGATCTACCTTAATGGTATCACCTGTTTCTTGTGTTTCTTCCGGCTTTTGAGACAAATCTACTTTAATAGTTTTAGGTGTCTCAGAAAGCTTTTTCATTTTTCGAGGTTTAACTTTGAATTCACCCTCTTGCTTGACTGTTTCTGCCATGATAAAATATTATAAAATTAATAAAAATTACTTAGGATCAAACTGGCCTAAGTCAAAACCACCTAATACGTCAAACCCAGCGGATTCAAAGTTTTTTGGCAGTGTGTCGTTTTTGCGCTGATTAATTAATTCTGATTGTTGCGTTGCTTGTATTTTAGTGCGCTCATCTTTCCTGTCTTCTTTGTAAGCGTCTTTTGTGTTAATTACAGCCGCCTGAGCTTCTGCTAATTGTTTATTGAATTGAAACTCTAAAGTCATTAATTCCTTTTTAATTTGAGCTTCTTTTTCTAATTTTTGTATTTCAAATTGAGATTTACCTTGCTCAATCTGTAATTTTGTTTGAGCTAAAGCTTCCTGTTTTTGAAGCTCAGCTAGTGCTGCTGCCTCAGAAGCCTGAGCATTAGCCTGAGCCTGCGCTTGAATGTTTGCTTGCTGAGCGGCTTGATCGGCCTGCTGCTTTTTGCGCTTTCTTACTTTTAGCAATTCATTTGCTAATTTTAAGTTACGCAGCTCTCTTATATCAATTACATCCTCTAACCCAATTTGCCCCGACTGTACGGCCATTTGAATATTTTGCTCAAGCTGTTGTTTTTCTTCTTCGTCGGGTTCAAGTTCTAGGTATATACCAAAATCATGCATACCATTTTTTTGGATTTCTTTTAGAGTTCCTACGTTGTAGCTGCTAATACTATTTTTAAGTGTTTCTTCTGTTAAAGGAAATTCTAAAGCATCTCCTATTCTTAAAGATATGTTTTCAGCAAGACGTAATGATATGTATAATGCAGACTGTAATATATGCCGTGTTGCTGTATTACTATTTGCTGCAGCTAATTTTTGTAACCCTACTAATGCATTTTTATCAGGAGTACTTCCGTCTCTTGCCTCGTTTAATCCTGTTACATCACGTATCATTTGTAAATAATATTGATACGTATTAATAAGGGAAGCAATTTTACCTTGCCCTGATGAAGTCTGCAATTCCTGAATAGGTACTTTGCCTGGGTTCATATCGCCTTCCTGAGTGAACGATCGTCCTACGATACTACCTGTTTGGAAGTACATGCTTAACGCCTCTGCAGGATTATAATTAGTGCCATTGCCTAAGTCAACTTCAGCTAATCCATCAACATCTACATAAACACCATCTGGCACCATACGAGACATTACCTGCTGCAGCTTTAAATGTGTAAGCTGAATCATATCTGCAAACCCTGTTACGCGACTCACTAACGATTCAATTTTACCTTTATACATCCTAGGCGCTACCATGGTATAATTCATATTAACTTTAGGGGAATCAGCAAATGGTCTAGTCATATGTTCAGACATTTGCCAAGATAACATTTTATTATTACCCAATACTTTTGCGCCGGTATACAACACCTCTATTACTCTTTCTACTCTATCAAAATTATCGCTTAGTGGTGGATTAAATATATCCGGTTTTTCTAAAGCTTTTTCTAGACCTTGGTCTGTTTTCTTTATTTTAAAAACTTGAGTTTCATATGTTTTATATTCAAAATACAAAACACTTATAGTGTTACCGTCATTTTGCCCATAATAGTTTCGAGCATAATCAGAATTGCCAGGTTGCTTTTGTATTTCTTCAAGATCTTGAGGCGCTAAATAAGGAAACTCTTTTGCTAGCTCGCTTAAAAGAACTTGTTTTACTTCGCCTACATAATATAAATCATCAAAATTAGGGTCTTCTGTGTATGAATAAACTAAATTAGCAGGGTCTACATATTTTACTTTAATACCCTCGCTTTTATTAAAAGATGTTTTAGCCGCTCCAATACCGCAAACAACTAGATCAGATAATATTCTTTTTCTAACTTCTTCGTATTTATTTTTAGAAAATACATTATCTAAAAGTTCTTCCTCAGCTATTTCAATTGATTGTTTGTAATTTAGCTGCATATGTAAATCCAGCTCTTCTTTACTTTCTGGTAAATTTTCAGGTTGTGTAGTAGAGTATAAATTTAAGCCTAATTGTGAATTAGCTTTATCTATAAATTCTCTTGCCTGTATATCTCTTAAAATACCTTCTGCATATAAAGTTCTTTTTCTATTAGAATCAGGATCTTGCGCAAATGCTTTTAAAGCGTAATTTCTTTGCGACATTCCATTAATAACAATGTCAACAAACTTAGGTATAACAGGAACAGGTTTCCAATCTAAATTAAGATAAGACAAATCACCATTAATAGATAATTCATCTTTATATTTCTGTATTGACTGCTCGCCTCTAGCGTATAGCCTTCTTCTATGATACTCTTGAAAATTAGAAGTAAATCGATCACCTCCACGGTTATTTCTAAACCACTCGTTTTCAATAGCTCTCGCTACCTGCAAACCATAATCCAATGACTGCTTTTCCTCATTAGGTACCACCTGATCGGGAAACGAGCTGTTGTAATTAGTATTAACCATTTATTATATTATTTTTGAACTATATCCTTTATTGTTATACTTTTTAAACCCTAGTGGCACTGAAGTTATAACTCTTTCCGCCGACGGTCTATATCTGTTTTTATTGCAAGCCATAATAGCTAAGCCAGAACTAATTGTTGCATCAAACTTTGTTCTGTTATTTATATTAAATCCAGCCCAGTCTTCTAATGTTTTTTGAAAGTACATATCTCCGTATATACCTTCTGTAACTTGACCTACATAATTTTCTATATAACTTTCAATTGCAGCAGCGTGTGCCTGCTTAATATCTTCAGACGAGTTTGGTATACCGCCTATATCTTTTTCTGTAACAGAAAGCTTATTCCAAAGCTTATCTGGTCGGTTCATTGAAAAACCTCTATAACCTCTTCGCTTTAAATAATATAATAATCGAGGTTTATTGTTTTCACACAATAGTGGCATACCGTAAAACACTAATGCCATAAGCACATCTTCAAAAAATATTTCAGCTGTCTGAGGCCTGGCAATATATTCTAAAAAAAACATATTGGGAGGGGCATCTTCCATGCTAAACTTTGTTAGTCCATGCAAAGATCCCTTAGAACCTCTTTTGTCAACTGTGCCTGATATATCATATGAGTCACACCCAAACGCACCAACGTGCTCATTACCTGGGTATTTGATGCCATTCTTTACTATTACACGGTTTTGCAAGTTTTTAGGCGGCACCCAAGATATCTTAAACCTTCCATTTTTATTTGGTGCAAATATTACATTGCTATCTTGTTCTCCACCTTCCCATTGAAAATTGCCTTGTGTAACCTGCATGCCATTTTGAACCTCCTCGTTATAATCTATCTGTTCGTAGATCTTAGTCAGATTGAATAAAGACTCTTTTGCTTCATCTCTAAAAGCGTGCTGCTCTGTTCTTGGAAATTGTCTGTAATATTCGTTTAAGCCGTCCTGATCATTTTTAAGACCATCAACTTCATTTTGCCAATGCTCAATTACCCCTTGGTCAATAAGCTCTCCATATGGTCCTTCAACTGGTTCTTCTGGTGTATCGAAGACAGGGTTTCCATAAGTATCAATGAATCCTTCGTAGTTCCACTCCATAGGTATAAACAAAGAATATAATCCCGAGCTAGTCTGTCCATTGCGGTTTCGTTTAGTAACGTTTGAATTCTCGTATAACTTTTTGAAATTTGCTCCACCTTTGTCTAATGCGTTTGAAGTCGAGCCCATCATACACTTACCTACAATTCTGGACCCTAATCTAAGTGTTGTTTTTGTAACTCGCCAGTTATTTAAAATGTTGTCCGGCCTCTCCCATTTGCCCGATTCGTCGTGTACGAGGAGTTTGAGCTTTTCACCGTCATACGAGTTGTCCCCCGTGTTCTTCCAGTCGATTGTTGTATCGAGCCCTTCGAGCTCCTCCGGCTTTTCACCTTGATCAAGTTTTCTTCTGGTAAGCTTCGACGCTGGTACTCTGTAGGCAAGCTCTGTTTTTGGGCGGTCCATACCGTCTTGTATGGGTTTGAAAAAGAATGGGTAGTTGACAGATATCGGTACAACCTTATCGGTGAACATTTTTTTAGCGTCAGCCCCGGACTTGGACAATATACCGAACCGTGAGTCGGATGATATTGTAGCCATGTTAACAGTTTCTCCCGATGCCATGAATGAAAATCCAGATCGTCTGTTCTTAAGATAGCACATTCCGTAGCAACGTGGGTCAGCTTTGCACGCTTCCCAGAATATAAAGAAAAGCCTATTTGACTCTCTGAAATCGGCTGCGCCAACATCAATTTTACTCCACTGCAAGTACATGTAATGAGTGCCAGTAATATAAGTAGAGTTGCCTTTGTTAACGAATGAAAACCCCTGGTCACGGCGTTTAAACTCTTCGTCAATATAGTCATAATATTTTTCTTTAAAGTATTCAGGCATTTGGTTCCACTCAAATACACTTTTTATTTTTTCAAGTTCTTTAGGGTAATCAATTCGATCCCACATATCTTTTTTAAATTTATGCGGATCAGAAGTTTTTGGTAAAGCTATCTTAAGATTTTGTATGCTATACACATCTCCAATCTCACCGGTCTTACTTATAACTATAACATCACTTTCTTTGTCATAGCCATATTTCCATTGCTTATACCTATTCTTTTTATTAAGAACTTTCTTGCTTATATAGTCAGGCAGAACTTCAAATAATGTCTGCGTATAATTCATTTTGATCTACCCTCTGCAAAGCCTTTAAATGATTTAGCTTTAGCCGCTTGATTTTCACCTTCTAATAATGATCTTTCTTCGTCTATGCGTGTTAGTATTTCAAACGCATCAAAGATTGCTAACTTTTTAGTGGCTGCGGCATTCTTAAGTCTGTCAGCTGAAAGGTCGTCTTCAGTATCTGTTATAATCTGTTCTTCAGCAACGCGAATTAATTCATCAACCGCTTTTTGCCCAGCTCGGATTATATTCCTCTTCGTTTCCTTTACGTTCATACTTAATAGCTATATCATTTGATTTCATACAATAAAGACGCTCATCGTCTATAATAAACTCCCATTCGCTGCTAGGCGTAAAGCCTACTAAACTTCCTGGGTTAATCTGAAGTGTTTCTAGCGCATTATTACTATACTTTAGTATACCAATATGCTTTTGCTCTTTTTCGTTTGAATATGAGCTTGTTTCCTTAATTGGTTTTACAAAGCATCTATTGTTAACCATTACCCAATTGTTATCTTTTTTATAACCGTACACTTGATCTGGGTTAACAAAATACATATCATCTTTGAAATATGTGCTACCATTTTTTTCTTTACCCTTAACATCATAATATCTTCTAAAGATATTGTGGTGTATCAATATGGTATCACCAGCATTTATACCTGTATTAAAAGCTGCTGGAGTCGAAATGACTATAGCTTCTTTGTTTATGTGACGAAAGCTTTCTATACTTGTATTTAGTAACAGGCTAGTGTCGCCTATATTTTTAGTATTATTGTAGCGTTCGCCTTTAGGTTTAACTATAAATTGGTATAATGATTTCATTAGTATTCAAGATCGTACTCAACAGAAATTGCCATGTTAGAGTTAAATTTCTTCCATGGCAATACCTCTGAGTTTTTCTTAATATAGATATTGTACGAAGCGTCCTCATCCTCAAATAGTATGGCAGATATTTCATGCCCACCATATACCTGTTGACCTACTGAATAATGCATTGCGTCATTCTTATAGTCTGACCCAATACTAATCTTCCTTATCAGCTTCATCTTTTTCAATTTCAGAATATTCTCCAGTTTCTAAATTAATATTAATAGAACCATATTCTTTTTCAAGTTCGGCTTTAAACTCTTCAATCTCTTGATTTACACCGGCCATCTCATGCAAAAGGGCATGCTTATTAGCCTCAGTAATACCAATCTTGTTTAGTAATGAATTTAATGCAGTTTGTTGTTTATGTAATTTTTCTAACTGCTCATCTGTAATTTTTGACATTTGATTTAATTTAATTGTTATTGTTGGATTTTTTTGATTTTTCCCACGTGCGCCCAACAAAATACGCACCGTATACTGTTATTAATAATGATTGAAATATTGGAATATATTCTTGTGCAACCTCAAAGCCGCCTACATTGCCATCGGCAAATGCTAGAATAGTAAATATAGACGTAAGATACACCAGCACAAGTGGCCGAATGTTTTTAGATAAAAATGAATCTGATTGCATATCCATTTTCCATCTTTCAGTCACCTGTGTCTGTGCGTCTTGATCTGCTTTTTCCAATAACTCTTGAATCTTTTGCTTAGCAGCTAATCTTTCTTCATCTGTAGTTGTAAGTTTATCAATTACATTACCTACGTCTTTAATTATACCGCCTGATAAAAGACTTAAAAGTTTTTTCATTTTAATTATTTAGACTTGGTCTAGCCCCCGATTGACTTTGCGCTATTTTTTTTAATCTATCTCTATTTTCTATCTGCTCTTTATACTGAGGAGCGTTGGGATAAAAAGGAATTTTTTTATTTGATTCATATTTGTGTCCATAAACGCGTTTAGCCTTTTTTTGATCTTCTTTACTTCCGGCCATTAATCTTAAAGAATCTTGCTCAGCAAGATTTTGTACTGAGGATTTAATGTTTGTGTCATATTGTTTTTGAAGACCAATCAATTCCTTAAGCTCATCTTTTTTTACATTTGTTTTTTTACCAGTAACTACTGGTTCATTGTCCTTAGGGTCTGTTTGCATAGCCATTGAATCGCCGTGAGCAAGTCCAACCGCTTTATTTGTCATTTGCCCTTTTAATACATTTGCGGGCGATTGTTTGTAAGCCATTGTTTTAAGTTTTTAATTTATTTTGTTTGAGATCAAGTCTATATCTGGTGTATTTTATTTTTTTATTTAAATCACCACTAAATTTAAGAATTAAATTGTTTTCGTCTTTCAGTATATATTTTATTTTTACTGAATAGTTATTATTAGGGTTAAACAAAAGAGTTGTAAAAGAATTTGTTTTTTCTTCTATAATTTCTTCACTAATTGTTTTCCCACTGGTTACATCATAATTAACAACACTACTTACGCCATATTCTCCGACGTAAATTGATGTTATATATTTTGATGTAGACGTTTCCCAAAGCCCATGAAAATCTTTATTCTGAGCAAAAGAAAACGTTAAAATAAAATTAAATAATAGTGTTAAAAATAAGTTTTTCATAATATTAGATTTAAATTAAACTGTACTAATATTATTACATGTTTTTTTTATTTCTTATTTAACGGGTACTCCGTCACATACTTAGCCCCTGGAAATACATAGTCATAACCAGGGTACATTATTTTAGCTGAGCCATTATTGTCAATACCCAACACTTTAAATTCAACTCCTTTCATTGTTATTTTATTGCCTTCTATAACATTATAAGGCTTATTAACATCAGGGCTATTTTTTAAATATCCTTTTTTAGAAGTTTTCATTTACATTTATTATAAGCTTCTTTTTCCCAAGGCAAATTTTTATCGCCTTCTTTAATACTAGATCTAGGAATTATACGACCTTTCCAATATACATTTTTATCATCGTAATCAAGATCGCCTCTGCGCATTTGATCTATATGTACACGCTCATGTTTAACAACCTCTTTTGCTTCTAATGGTGATAAATTTTCATCTACTATTATAGTGCCATTATTATTAGCTTTACCCATAACGCCCTCTTCCATGTCTACATAGTACACTGGAGTTTCATCCATTTTAAATGGAGCAGGTTTCATTTTAAAAGCCATAATTTATTTTTTACTGTATGGTACAACTTTGTTAAGATACGCTTGACGCTCTTTACAGCCACAACCACCGGGTATATTTAACCCGCTAGCGACTTGCTCTGCAAACTTATCTATACCTGTAGCTTTAGTGGCACGCGCTATAGTATCACCAAGCCCTCTATCTTTCATTATTGTAAATCTTCTACTGAGCGAACTAATTTAGCGTCTGGATTATTTTTTAAATATTCCTCTGTCGCAATATCTCCACCGCTTTTACCCTGCCCATAAGCTTTTTGGGAGCTTAACAACATACCTCCTACACCAAAAGCAGTAGCCAAAGCCTTTTGTCCAAATGCTTTTAGCGCTTGCTTAGCGCCTTGCTTTGCTACAAATTTTCCTACTTTTTTTGTTTTTTCCACTGCATCAGTTTGCATTAATGGACTTGTAAACCTTGAAGGTGTACAGTGTTTTGATGTAAACGGTTTATATTTCATATTAGCAATTCCATTTTCTTCGCGCAGCTCTTCCTCTTTCAGACTTCCAGCCTTTAGATCGTGCGCAAAATGATTTTCTGCGTTTCCACGCTTTACTTCCTTTTTTAAGCTTTGATGGATCCTTTGTTACAGCAGTTGATAGCGTGCTACCCGGGTTATCTTTACGATATTTTTTTACGCCTTTTTCTGTCATACCACCCCCGGCATCTGAACCAGTACCACCATCTTTTTTCACTTCAGCGTAATAGCCTTTAGATTTCTTCCTAGATGGAGCATCGCCTTTTTTAGTGAACGGTGAGCTATGCTGAACGTACATAATTATTGTTTTGCTCGTTGTGTAATAGGCGGGTTTAAGTCATAAGACTTGCAAGGGTATTTTTTAATTTGCATACCGTTAGCGCCTGAGCTACTGCCTTTTCCCATAGGAAAACCTGATGTATCAATAGGCCCATCCCATACATGAGACTCACCTACTATTCCGCCTTTTAATGGTTGTTTTTTCATAATTACTATTTATTTCTTTTATTAATTCTTTCAGCACGTTTAGCTTGCCTTTTTTCTCTTCTATTAAGTTTAGCCTGTAGTCTAGCAGTCCTAGCCACATTATCACTAGAATTAATCATATTCTGTATTTCTGTATTTCTACCAAACTTTCGAGTTGTTGACTCTATGCTATTTGCAAAGTCAGTAGTGTTAGTGCCAACGTCACCCTCTTGCTGCCCTTGCTCTATTTCTTGAGCTCCATCAGCAGTACTCAGTGAAGCTGTCTGGTAGCCCGGGTTATTGTATTCCGGGGCCACCGCTGTAGGTTCAACAGAAGGCAAAAGAGTTGCCGGATCTACTACTTGTTTAGCCACGCTTCCTTTTTGCATAGCCGCGCGCTGTCTAACGAAAAAAGGTTTATAGCTTCCCATAATTATCTTTGTTTAAAATCTTTTTCAGGAATTTCAGTGCTTGTTATTTTGCCTAAATTTACTTTTTTACCATCTTTAGTAATGCCAAAAGCTTGTTTTGTATTTTCTACTACTGGTACTCTAGGCTTGTCAGTTAGTTCTTTTGACATTTTTTTAGGTATTTCTTTACCTACCATTTTAGCGCCTATCTCGAGTTTTTGGTTTAATGGTGAAACCATTCTAGTAGCTGAGTCATAACCCATTTGCTCTACAACACTATTTGGTAGTTTTCTAAGCCCCGCACCTTTATCACCTCCTGGAATATCTTTCATAAACAAAGGCGCATTTAGACCACCTGCTGCGTATTGACGCATTTCAGGTGTCCCTGTCATTCCTTGTATGTTTTGCTGAACTTGCGGAGTAAAGCCTCCGCCCATTGGCGCCATTTGAGGTGGTACCATTGTTGTTTGAACGGGCATGCCTGTTATTGGATCGACTTCAGGCGGGGTCCCCATTCTCATTATTGGATTTTTTGTATAAGCCATAGCTATCTTTCTTTGTCGTTATTTATTCTTTTTATTGCAACCTGAAGCATCCTATCTGTATACGCTTTGCTTTTAATTACACTTTGTGTTGCGCTACTCGGAATATCTTCTTCACCTGTAAGTATTCTATAAACACGAGCTAATAGCTGTGTTGCTTTTAAAGATACTTTATATAAACTGCCTTTGCTGTCTGATTTGTTACCTCTTCGCCATAATACTATCCAGCCTTCTTTTAGAAGTCGTGAGAACCTATTATTATCCCAGCTGTATGCATATGTATTAAGTTTAAAATCTTTTTTGCTAAAAAAGCCTTGACAGTCTAAAAATAAAAGAAGCTCCAGATCTGCGTCTTTTATACCGTAATTTCTGCACGCCCATCTTCTAACTATACGGTAGTGCTTTAACACGTTTGAGTCGCGCAAATCTGAAGCCCTTATTGTTTTCATAATATAACGACTACATCCTGCGCTTTAATTACATGATATACTTTATTTTCAAGTTCAATGGAATGGCCGGCGTGCCTATCATAATAAATAGCATCGCCAGCCTTTATTCCAACTATATCGGCGCCCGCTGATATTACGCTTGCTTTTGCGTATCTTATATCTTCACGGGCATTTTCTGCAATTAGCAGACCGCCTTCTGTTTTTTGTGAACCTTGTTTTTCTTTTTCTACTATTAAGTAATGCCCGATTGCTTTCATAACTGTTCTACTCTAACGTTATTAATTACACAATCGGTTGATATGATTGTTGTGGCTACTGAAGCCGCGTTCCGAAGAGCGCTTTTAGTAACAAGTAGTGGGTCGATAATTCCAGATTTAATCATATTCACCATACCCCCTGTAACAACATTTAACCCTCTGCCTTTAATAGTAGGCTCTTCAAATTCTTCAATACCTGCATTGCTAAGTATCGTATAGAAAGGCGCTTTAATTGATTTATAAAATAGTTCTTCGCCTTTACTGACAGCTTTTATTTTCTGTGCAGCATTTAAAAGGGCTATTCCACCACCTGGTACTATACCTTCTTTAACCGCGGCTTTTGTAGCACATATAGCGTCTTCAACTCTATCACGCTTTTCTTTTAACTCAACTTCCGAATTAGCGCCGACTTTTACAACGGCAACTTTTGCAGATAGTCTCGCTAGCCTTTTTTCATACCTAACTTTTGCAGCTGGCATCATTGGCTTTTCAAGATCTTTTTGTATTGCTTTAATTTTTTCTTCAACTTCTTCTGACTTGCTTTTAATTTGCAAAACAGTTTCTTCTGTATTAGTGACTGCTTTAACGCAGGTACCCAGCATTTCGATATCCACGAGGTCCATATCGTCTCCAAGGTCTTCATTAATAACCTTAGCTCCTGTAAGCATACAAAGGTCTTGCATGACTTCTTTACGCGTTATACCGTAAGTTGGTAAATCAATTACGTTGACCTTTATGTTGCCCTTCATTTTATTCATTGCAAGAGTGTTCAGCACTTGAGGCTCAACGTCTGCAATTACTAATAATGATTTATTCTTTTTTATAACATGCTCCAGCACTGATTGAATCCTACGTATATTTGGAATTGGTGATTCCGATATTAATATATAAGGATTGTCAAGCTCTGCAGCATTTATATTTTCGTTTGTTATAAAGTGATTAGATTTAAGAGGCTGATCATATTGCACACCGTCTACAACTTCTATTGTTGTTTCAGGTTCATCTGTAGTTTGCATGATAACCACACCTGTATTGCCTACATACTTAAAAGCATCACTTATAAGCTTACCAAGTTCTTTATCATTGTTTGCAGATATAGTTGCTACTTGGTCAATCATATCACCGTCAACTGGTATTGCAATCTTTTCTAAGTATGCAATTACTTTTTCAACCCCACTTGCAATTCCTTCTTTTAGTGTTCTTGAGCTATCTTGCTCTAATGCTTTGTATGCATTTTTAAGAATCGCATGCGCAAGTACAGTTGCGGTTGTTGTTCCATCACCGGCTTCTTGTACGGTTTTTCGAGCAGCATCTTTTAAAAGGGTTGCACCCATATTTTCAACAGGGTCACGCAAAAATATATTGTTTGCTACTGTTACACCGTCTTTTGTGATTACCGGTCTACCTTTATCGTTTTCAAGTATTACGCTAAGACCGCTAGCCCCTAATGTGGAGCTAACGGCTTTTGTTAGCTTTTCAATACCTTCGTAAACCTTAGAGCGAGCATCGCCTCCAAAGTTTAAATTCTTAACTATTGCGTCAGACATATTAAATTATATTAAATTAGATTAGACAAATGTCTTATTCGAAAGTTTTTACAACTACAGGCCCTTTTGCGAAATCGAGTCTTTTTGTATAGTGCTCTACTGAAGCGTCAATCGCTGCTTCTGCACCACCAATAGTTTCTCTTCGTGTTACGTCGACCCAATCGTTATCTTTATTTGGATTAAGGTATTCGGTTTGAAAATATCCATTTGGTAGTTGTACAATTCGCCAATTCTTTTTATCAACTAAATGATTTAAAAACTGGACTTCTTCTTCGGTTATTTTTGGAGATGATGTTCCCCAAGAATAGGTTCTATAATACAGTGTCATAGGTTTTGGTTTTAATTAATTATTGGTTTACTCTTCCCGAGTAGGGTATATGTTATATATTACTGGTTTTTACTGATTTTTACCAATTGTTCTGTACGATATTAACCCAAGCATAGGTAGTGAAGCCGGTTTGCATACACATGTCTACATAACTCGCATATGTTCCCATCCCTGTGGACGCTGATCTATATCTAAAAGTTCCAACATTTGCAGCAGAGGCGGTGTTACTATCGTTGGCCATTCTAATACCACCATTAACGTCTAGTTTAGCCCCTGGGTTCGACGTGCCTATTCCTACGTCGCCTGACGAATCGATGCGCATTCGTTCTGTGCTTCCACCTGTTGCAAAGACAAAGTTGTTTACAGATTGTATACCAAAATCATTTGCATTTCCGCCTGATGCTACACCATTTCCCGAACCAACAAAACCGAAATTG